GGGTCGATATAGATAATGTCATTCGACGACATGACCGCCGGCGTGTTGTGGATCATCAGTCTCAACAGATAGACGTTGTAACCAATGATGATGCCTGATTCCTCGGCTACGATAGTGATCAGCGCGCCTGATCTTTCAGCCTCATAGTAGGCATTCCACGCAATTGACAACGGAATAGAGTCCTTGAATTTTGCGATTTCTTTCCAATGCGCAACCAGAAGCGAATCAATGCGGCCCCTCACCTCATCGATAGAAACCAGCTTCAATGTCACCATCAGCTTGCCCTGTTCTGCGGTATTCTGATTTCGATGGACCCCCAGAACAGCTTCGCGTCCTGCAACGCCTGCACATACTCGAAGCCAAGATCATCCGGGTAGTCGATCTGCTGATCCTCTTGCGTGTATCGACGCACACGCGGGCGATCAAGATCAATCAGGCGATTTTCTGCCGTCAATGCAATGCTGGAACGATCCGAACCTTCATCAATGGCCGGCACATCTGTGAGGCCGGAGAAAACGACTTCCGGCGTATCAATCAAAGCACCGGTTGCGGTATCCAGAAGGCCAAACCAGAGCGTTGCCCTTCTCCCGTAGCGCATGGACTGCAATGCCATCGAGATGTAAGCAGAAGGAATGCCGGAAAGCGTGAACGTCAGCCCGGCTGCTTGCAGGCTTGAATTTTCCTCTACCGTCGAGACACCGCCGAACTTTCCGACACCAAGATAATCTTCACCATCGAATGACAACGTACCGACACCATTCCAGACCAACACATCCGCACCGGAGGTTCCGATCTTCACAATGTACACAGGGCGCACAGTACCGGCGGTAATGGCCGACAACATGGCGGATGTCAGATTGCGTGCCATCAAAGCGCCTCAACAGCAGTGAACCCAATACCGTAGACTTGTGCCTCACCGATATCCCATGTCATATCATTCGTCCCCAGACGGAAAAGACCGACGCACGATGACTTCGTTATGGCGTCTGATCCGGCGTAGGCAATGCGGGTGCTCGGCCAGATGTCGAGTGTGGCGTTTCCACTACCATCACTGTTCACGTCGCTCAGGTTCTTGTGCAGTCTCGCGGTCGATCCGCTGCCGAGCTGGATATAATCCCCTGCCTTGAGTATTCCGGTCTGGCTGATTGTCCAGCCGTCCGTCACAAGACTGTTCACGCCGGCCGCATGCGCGCCGTTCAGCAAGGGTGTTCCGGTTGCGATGCCTCGCGGTGTCCCGCCGGATGGATCGCCAAGCAGAAACGTGCCTTTGCGGCCATTGAGCTTGAGAAGGAAGCTGATCCACTCTTCGGCGGCGGCGCGCTTCATGGACGGCAGCGATACTTCCGCCTGCCACCATTGGCCGGAGTGTTCCTGTACCTGTTGCTGGCCGGTGAAAGGCGAGGCCGACACGGCAACCACGGCATGCGCATTCAGGCGAATGGATGCCATGACATTCACCGTGGGCAGACTGAGCGGATAAGAGATTGACATCAGGCCGCCAGGATGCCGCCACGACTGCGATTGTTGGCCGCAGCCGCCACCGCACGGTGCTCAATCGATCCGTCAATCTGGCGGATCATGTTTTCAAGACGAGCAAGCCCTGTGCGGTCTGCACCGCGAGCGTCGATCTGATAGACATTCCCGCCGGCACCGTTCGGGATCACCGTCATGGGCGCGCGCGGCACAATCAATTCCGGACCGTTCTCCCCGACTACCGATGCTCTCCCGACTGGCGGATTACCACCAGAAGCGAAGAACCCGCCGAACAATCCGAGCAGGCCGGTTCCTGCTACGCCTGCTCTCCCTGTTGATCCGATTATCTTCTCCTGAATGGCAATGCGCACCAGATCGCTAATGATTGAATCAGCAAGCGCCTTGAAGTCTGCTTTACCAGTAACAACCATTTCTGTCAGTGTGTCAGAGAATTGCTGTGCCCAATTTGCCGTTGCTTCTTGCATCAGCTTGGCAGTGTTCTTCCAGTCCTCGCCCAGTTTCGTGAGTGGGGAACGCGACTTGTATGCCGCTTCTTTTTCTGCCGCCCTGATGAAATCGTTTAGCTTTTTCTGTACCTCGATCTGTTCTTTCGTCGCCTTCTTTCCTTCCTCTACCCAGAAACCATACTGCTTGGCTTTGTATATGAACTCTTCGCGGACAATCGCCATACGTTCATATGCGGCGGCGGCCTCATCTTCGTTAATTGCTGCTATGGATGTCGCAGTCGCCTTCTCCAAGTCATGCAGCAATGTATTGTATTGGTCTATCTGGGTATCTGAAATGATGACCGGTGCGGCCTTGTCGCCTTTTTTTGATTTAGGCGGTTCTGCTAGTTTGTTCTGAAGTATCTCGATCTGCTCCTGCACTTCGCGCAGGTTCTCGATGTCCTCATTGAATTGTGAATCACCGTAGAACGTGCCGATATTGGTGTCGGCTTCCATCCGTTCCTTGATGATCTTCTCTTCTTCCAGCAGGGTTTGCAGGCGTTTACGGTCGCCCCGATCCATTGCCTCATACAAGCTATTGAACAGGTTGATCAATGGCTGCACAGCACTCCGACCGAATGATTCCATCGTTGCGCCCATACGGCGCAGATTGTCGTTGAACAATTCAGAAGATTTAGCGAACTCACTTCCAGTAATCAACCCAAGCCGTCTGGCCTCTGCGGAGGTCTCACGCAGGTTGTTTGTCATTGGTGTTAGGGTTTCGCCACTCTTCCCGAGCAGTTTCAACTGTATCGCGGTCTTTCCTGTACCGTCTGCAAATTCTGCCGTCTTGTCTGCCAGTTCCACGAAGACATCGCCGACATCGCGCAGACTGCCGTCAACATTCACAACGTCGATATTGAGCTGACGGAATACTGCCGCTATACCACCTGCGCGATCACCTGCGGCCTCTGCCATGTTCTTGGCGAGCTTCTGTAGTCCCTTCGCCATGTCATCAACGGATACACCGGCAAGTTCCGCACCATGCTTGAACTCTGACAACCGTTCGACGGAAAGTCCGGTTCTTACGCTTAGCTTTCCAAGGTGATCAGCGGTATCAATAACCGACTTGGTGAACCTGAATAGCTCACGCACTGAGAATGCCGCAACCAGTCCCTTAGCCAGATTAGCAAACCCACGCGCAATACCAGACGTGGTGCTATTCATCTTCTTCGCGTTGGTGTTCAAAATCTGGACAGCCTTGCCCATATCCTTCTGGAACGTGGCCGTATTGGCGCTCAGTTCTGCTACGAGACTGCCGATAGATGCCATTAACCTGACCTCGCTAACTTCTTAGCATGTCGTTTCACGGATTTATCCAGTTCTTTTCTTAGATTCATGGCTAATAGACTTACAGCGGCGGCCTTCTTCGATTCAAAGGCCGGACGCATGAATGGCTTTTTCCCCATGTACTTTGTGCCGAACTCAAGGAACATCCCCCAGAATGCCTTACCGACCGACACCGCCACGGTAGCGGAATAACCTGGACGATATTTTGTGATGTTGATTATTTTCAGGCTTGTCTTGAGCTTCCCGTAATCCGATACAACCGTATTCCCTTTCTTATTATTACGCACACGAGTACGCCCCTTGGATTCTTTACCAAGTGGGGCAAGGCTACGGGCTTCATCGAGGATGGGTACTGCGCTTTTCTTGAGTGCGGCGGTGACGATCTTTACGGACATTTCTGCGGGGATCTGACGTAGTACGTTTTCCATTTCTCTGAGTCCGGTCAGCTTTAGTGTGTCTGCCATTAGTACCTTCTCATGAATGTGTCGATCCGACGTTTGATCTCGGATTCGTCTATCTGATACTCAGGCTTCTTGTTGAATAACATGAAATCCTGTGGTGTGAACGGCTTCGATTTCTTGTCGCGCTTCAGATTAGCGGCGGTGCTGGCAATCACACCGGCTTGAATGTCTCCGCGCTGATCCCCGAACGGATCTATCTCGTAGAACGCCGCCCACTCTTGAAACTCATAAGAACTCATCTCGCCTAGCATTCTTGATACGCTTGATCTACCAAGCGCCAGGGCCAAGCGGTAGGCGAAAAGTAACCGGCCCTCTAGTCTTTTTTTACTTCTTCACCATCAAGGCCATTCACACGCCTTGCAGCGTTCAATAACCGCTGGACAATCGGAAAGCTCTTTAGCGTCAATTCTTCCGCTTCCTTGGCGGTTGGATAGATGCGATTCCCGGCCTTGTCGTGAATGGAGGACGACAACAGGTTGTTGGCAAATGCTCCGGTGTCATCCCCGGCATTGCCGAGGGCCATAACGTCTGCCGCTGACATGCCCTTGATAACGAGCGATACATCCCACTCCGGCACGTCCACAATCTCCTGCGGTCTATCCTGTGCTGCCTTGATTTTGTCTCTGATACTCATGTCTCATCCCCTTGAGTTGATGGATTACTGCGTGAACCACGTCGGCTGACCTGTACCACGGATGCTCAGCGTACCGCCGACCACACTATCCGGGCTGCCGGAAGCGCTGAACGACTTGACGTACCCGCGACCTGCGAAGATATCGCCACTCTGTCCGAGCGTCACGGTAAAGGTACGCACCAGGCCATCGTTCTGGGCAGTGGACAATTCAAGCTGACCCGTGTCGTCGGCATCGATGTCCATCGCGCAGGACATCACCCAAGAACCGGCCAGACCAACAATGTATTCCTTGCGGGTGCTGGCGAGGTTGGTGACGTCGATTTCTGCCGAGGCATCAGGATCAATACTGAAGTCCTTGATGTTACCGATGGCGGTCATGGTCTGCTCGATAGCAGTACCGCCGGATACGTATGTCGTGTAGTCGGTTGAGTCCACACCTGCCAGCGTGAACGAGACTGTGGTGCTGATTGTCTTCACGACAAAGGCGCGACCATTGAGCTCCGTCATGCCGACAATAGAATCCAGCACGACAATATCCCCGACTGCAAAGTCATGAGTCGCCGTCACTTCGCAAGGGTCGGCCTTGCTGATGGCGGTAATGGTTTTACTTGAACCTACAGCGGTATGTACACGTACAACACTGTTCTGTGCATTCTGTGCGGTTGATGCCATTTGCTTTCTCCATAAAAAAACCGCCCGGAGGCGGTTGTGTTGTTAAAAAGGTTTAACTACGGGACAACCCAAACGTAATAGTCCTGAATCACTCGGTAAAGCTGTGCCTCGCTATCATAGTCGTCCAGAGCCATGATCATGGTGCCGAATACAGGTGTTAATGCCATTGCAGTACGCACGGCAGCAGCCAAGGCTCTGGC